CTGCTGTACCTCTTCATTGTACTTACCTTTGTATAAGTTGTACATATCAGCAGGCCCTTTTAAGTAGCTAAAACATTCAGTTAGCACACCATGTAAAAGCAACGACTCTTGATTGGTTGACAAAAAGGTAGTGGTTGAGCTGTTAAAATGCGGTGGATCTATCACATAGTTAATCTGAACAGTCAAAGCACTGGATGGCACAGGTGCAATAATAACAGTGCTATCATCCCAATTAGCATAATATTTTGGCACACCTGTTGCATCTGTAGAATTAAATTCTGATATAAAGCTGGTATCTCTTTTTTCTAAAAAAATACGAGTGCTACTACTATTTACCTGAATAGATCGTATGTACATTAATTCTTCAGGCATAGTTAAAAATCGTTGTGATTGCACACATGAAGATGTTTTGTAAGCTCTTAAATCATCATAATCAACTTTACCGGCAATATCTAATTCAATATTACGAATAAACTGATCTAATAAAGTATCAGACAATACATTAGAATCTACTTCTGTGTAGTTCTTTACTTGTGTTAAAAAATTAGCGTGTGTAATACTCATGATGTAGTTATGGTTACCTCTCCAGTGCTGCTTGTCATTTCAAAAGATTCTAAAGCTGTTCCTAATATGTTATTACTTGCGCTAGGTTCCATACTTGAATTATTAAAACCATTGTTTACATAAATAACAAAATCATCATTATCATCTTTCGGTCTTGGTCTTGGGTTTTGTAAAGCTACCGCATCTGTTTTATGATGTTTTCTTCTAATTTGTGGATGTTTAGATTCGTGTTCAGATTTATGAACAAACGAACCATTCCACTCTTTCACCATTTCTTTGTAAGGAAATTCCATACCTGATCTATCAGATATTGCTTTTGCGTATTTTCCTTTTGCGTATGGCATAAATTCCTCTAATACAGTTTTGTAGGTTTATTACGACCTAGTTTTGTTTTAACTCGAACAAACTTTCCTTTTTTAAACTTTGATAACTCTTCCGCTTTTAGTTTTTTTTGTATATAACTTCCAGCTTCTTTTTTACCACTTTTATTTCTTTTATCTAATGCTTTAATAGTTTTTTTTACATCTTTATCTTTTGTTAATTTTTTTAAAACTGTTTCATTTTTAAGAAACTTATTAGTCATATTTTCTTTATCTGTTTCAGAACCTTTATCAAAATTTTTTTTAATATATCTGTTTTGTTGACTTTTTTGATGTATCTCAAGAACTTTTTTTATACCTCGTTTTCCAAAGCGCACTCCAAATTTAGCTAAATTTATTACACTCATAATTAACTCCCTGATGGATAATAACTTTGCGGTGTGATGTAAGTTGAAGTTCTTTGTCCATCCTCATCTAACGCACGTTTAAGTTCATCTTCATAAATCATTTTATTCTGTTGAGTTATTCTTGGATTTACTTTCATACTTAAATAATAAGCAAGTCCCGCTACCATGCAAGGTATAAACCTAAATGCTATATCTGCCTGATTTGTATAAGCACCAGCATCTTCAATACGTTCCATAAAGTAATATTTTAAATGAGTATAAGTGCTAGCATTGGGTGTTTGATACAAAGTAATTGTGGGTATTGTTTGGCGATCTACATAATATTCAGAGGGTTGGCCTGTAGCGCCCTTATTATTTTTTGACGCGTAATCACTTCTTGATATTTTAGTCAAAGATATATCACTAGTTGAACTAGTAGTTCCACTTGAACTACTGATATATGCTTCAAGGATATCACTGGTGTTTGAGGGTGCAGTATAAGTTGCTGTGCCTGAAGTTAACTCTTGTGTTTGCAACGCCACTTTCCACAAGTGCACGCCACGATTGCCCCATTCAGAAAACAAAATATTAAGGCTACGACGAGCAGACTTGAGATCACGGCCACTATTAGTCCTGACAGCACAACGTTCATAAGCTTCTTCAATGATGTCATCGATATCAAGATCGAATGTAGTTGTGCCTGAGGTTGCCATTTAGCCTCCTAAAAAATACCTTTAAAATTCATGCCTCTAATTGCAGCACCGCCACCACTTAATTTTTTACTTTTAATGGCTTTATCTCTTGAACCCATATATTCTGCTGTACTTGATTCAATACGACCATCACCATCATAATCTTTGTTTGCCATTTTACCCGTATTAGCTTTCATAATACCGCCTGTACGTTTACCAACTACTTTTTTAGCTTCTTTAACATCTGTCACCGTCATTCTACCCGCACCAGAATTTCTTTTTTCTTTAGCTAATTTATAACCCAACTTTGTAGCAGCTGCTTTTAGATCTTGCACTGTCACTCTATCTTCACCAGCCATTTTTTTTGCTTGTTTCATAACATCAGCTGTAGAAGCAGAAGCACCAGGTTTGATAACAGCTTTACCGTCACTAGCTTTCATGATACCACCAGCTTTACGCTGACCAAATCTACCTGAAGCAGGTGTCTTTGCTTTGCTCTTTTTCTTTGCAACAGCACCAGCACCAGCACCAGCACCAGCACCAGCAGCACCAGTAGCTTTAGATTTAGTAGTATCACGTTTACCTTTAATGATAGAAGCTTTAGAAACTTTATCTTCGACTCTACTAGCCGATGGACCTTTCATTTCATGTTTTTTAGCGGCTTTGTATTTTTTACCACCAAATGTAAATATTGTGCCTGGACCTTTTGCTAGAGCAATAGAAAATGCTTTACCAAAACCACTTAATGGTTTTGCCTTACCGGAGAAACCCGCATCACCTTTTTGACCGCCGATTCTTGGGTCTATTTTGGTTCTGCTTCTAGCACCACCTGCGGTACCAAGTCCCTTTGCACCAGCTTTACCTGCTGGTCCTGCATCACCTTTAGTTCCACCTATACGAGGATCTATTGTTGTTCGTTTTAATTTACCACTTCCTTTGTTGCTTGGTCCTACTGCCATAATAACCTCCTAAAATTGTATTAATCCACCATAGTATTTTTTATCTATGGTTCTTACATTAACTGGTTTTGGGCCAGTATTACCCGCCTGCCTTTTTCGTTTTACCGCAGAACGTTTCTGCGATTTACTCATTCTTGCTGCTTTAGCAGCTGGAACACATTTCGGGTATTTACGTTTTGAGGTCTTTGCATTTTTACGACCGCATGATTGATACTTTCCATCTTTTTTAGGAGCACCAATATCTACCCAGTTTTCATTTGCCCAATCTTTTAAAGCGCCCATTACTTAATCAGATCTCCGTAATAGTCAGATATAAAAGCACCATTTTTTGCACTTTTAATTTGACCTTTACAGACCTTACTTGCATACATATTAGCGTATGCTGATGGGTAAACATCAAACTTACGTTTAGCCGCTGCTTTACCTTTTGGACAAATTTTTCTTCCTTTCTTAGCCATAATATGAGTTTATCAGTTTAAATTCTAACTATCTAGACCTTACTTGTTTCTTCTTTTTCTTCTTTTTCTTTTTCTTCATTGGTGGCTTAGATATCTGTTTAGCCATCTGTCCTCTGGTTATAGGCATCTGCTGTACCTCACTTTGCCGTTTTCATCTTTTTCAGCTAATAAATACTCACTTCTGTTTTTATCACCTACATACGACACATGTACCCAGCCAGAATTAATTTCATCAGGATTGTGAAACTCAAGAATAACTTGATCAAAATCTAAGTTATCATTGATAAAATCTGCTAATTCTTTGTTGGAAACACCCGCTATTTCTATATCAGCAGCTTGACCTTTGCAATGCTGTGATCGAGAAGAAGAGCCAATTTGCATACTTACTTGAGGTGAACGATACCCAGAACTTATCATGACGGGTTTTTGAAAATAATCTCTTACAGGTTGTAAAATATTATCGCAAAGTTTTTGTAAACTATCGATGTGCTCCTTGTCGGGATTGTTATCAAAACCACATCGTTCAGCTGTTTGCGATTTAGTTAATTCTGCAAGAGAAAAATTATTGGTTAATTTCATACAAAAATAATTAAAAGTATTAAAACAATTATAACAACATCTCTTATTTTACAGCTTTCACAAGTCCAACTGTTTTTATATTTAGTCCATAACTTGTTTGTAGCTTTATATAATTTTGTTAACATTTCCATCTTCTCCTCGCCTGACATATACGTTTTTTAGGCGTTTTACTGCAATTAATATTGTGCATTTTAGCCTGACCTGCACTTCTTGAACAATAAGACTTACGTCTTTTTGCTGACTTACTGCCTTTCTTAACGTCACCTGTAACAGCAGTTTTTAATTTACTTCCAGGGTTTAGTCTACGGTAAGCTTTAACACCAGCTTGAGTCATGCCTGCGCCAGATTTAGTAGATCTGTAATTTTTTTTATTACGAGAAGGCATACCGCCTTTTGCAAAGCCTACCAATTCATCTGTATATTGCTCAACACTAAATTCCATAATTAGCCTTAGTAGTTTTTAATAAACTCTGCAATTACTGTGTATGTATTTCCTGAATCAGCTGTACCTGGAACTATAAAGTTAACATCGTTTTGGTTTGAGTTAGATGTTGTGTTTGCTGGTATTCCACCAAATTCTCTTAGATCCCAGTACCCTGAATCAACTAATGTTATGATAGGGATATCGGCATCTGAATCTTCGTAATCTAATCTAGCAAAAGAATCACCGCCATCACCATTTGCACAAGACCACCATACTCTTTGTAAGCTTACTGTTGTGACTGATTGACCGTTTTTGTTTGCCGCTAATGCAGAGACATCTGCAAAGACTGTTGAACCACCATTACCGTCTGATTGATTGACTATTTTGATAACTACTCTCTTGTCATTTTCTTGCAAGATTGTAGGTCCTGTTACTGTA